AGTTCTTCTTGTTCTCTGCGTTGGTGATGAATTCATCATCCATCGGCAGGCCCATAAACCCCTTGGGCATCATCATAAATTTGTCCATACGGTGCTCCTTATGTAATCTCGCGGCCAGAAATGCGCAGCGTCAGTGCTGTGGCATTGCTGGCGATTGTGCTGATGAATGCACTAGCATCCAGCTCTTGGCCGACCAGCTCGGGGCACAGGTAGGTCTCGCCTGGCACCACTGTGCGGTCGTCGATGATCAGGTTGGAATTGCCTGCGCTGCCGCCAGACTGCACCAGGTTGACGCTGAACGTGCGGTTCACCGTGTCGGTGTTGGTGACGGTGGCCTTGTCGATCAGAGCCTTGACGGCCGTGGCCGTGTACTGGGTTGTCTGGCTGGCTTCCATCTGTTTGGGTGCCACCAGGGTTTTGACGATAACGGTCATTGAACACCTCCGATGTTGTTGTTGACTGTGAGAATTATGGACGGGATGCCTGGATGGGGTGCAGCCGCAGGAAAGGCGGCAACCTCGACGCTGAGATCAGTGACTGCGAACATCAGTTCAACATAGTCATTTGCTTTGAGATCAAAGAAATAATTTAGCGATGAAAAAACTTCGGCATTGTTGCCTTGCACTCTGATTCTGCTGGCGCTGTCTGTCACATCCACACCATTTAAACGAAACCAAAAGTCGAATATTCCTGTGCCACCAGCAGTTTTATCAAGCTGAAAGGATGTGTCGAAGTTGTAGATGCCTTCTGTGTCTACCATTACCCTTGATGTAGTCGACAGAAACACACCTTGGCTTAGATCAGTCGTGTTGAACGTGATCGCCTTGGCCGTGTTGATAACCGTGGCCGCCTGCGTGGTGGTGTCATAGAACGAGCCATACCGCGCGCGCTTGAACTCTCTGGCTGGCGGGGTCATCTGTAGCCCTTCGACGGCAGCCGTCAGGCTTCCGAGCAGTGCCATCACCTGGTTGACTTTGTTCTCCGTTGACGCGATGCTGACTGCAGCATTTTGTGCCAGCGAGGCGATCTGATCCAAAGCCAGCGTGGCCTTGCCATCGATCACGGCAGAGCTGACAGCGGCCTCCTGCGCCAGCGAAGCAATCATGCCCAGCGCTTGCACGGCAGTGGCCTGGGCCGTGCCTGCCGAGATATTGATCTCTAGCACCACATCAGGCGCGATGGCGTCGACCGTTGCGAACAACAGCTCGAACTGCCTGATCTGCTGCTGGTCGGTCAGGAACTGCGCGAGCTGGTCGCGGGTCAGGTTTAGCCTGCGGGAGACGGGTACGGTGGCCATCAGTACAGCAACCCTTCGATCTGCATCTCAAGGCGTGCAAATGCAATGTGTGAATCGCTGTCGCCACGGAAACGCTGGATGCGCCAGTTGCGCATGTGACCCTGCTGGAACCATGCCAGGCGCTTGGAGGTGTTGCCGATGGTGCCCACGTAGATATAGCGGTCCTGGCTGTAGGACAGGCCGTCCAGCGAGTAGCTAGTGCTGATCTGCGGATTGGTTCCCAGCGCCACTCGCCCGGTCAGGCTCACCAGCTCGATCTTTTGGAACAGTGCACCCTTGCCCTCGTTGTAGGCAATGATGGTGCCAAACTCCCAGCGCACCCGCTGCCCCCAGTGGCTGCCGATGTCGTCCACCAGGTAGCCGATGTTGCTCGACTGCGGGTCGCCCACCAGCCACTTGTCGTAGGCCCAGACGAGGTTGCGTGCTCGGTACTGCGCAAATCCCACCACAGTGGTGGTCAGGGTAAACCATACCTGATCGCCCAGCGCCTCGGATGCGGCTGCGTCATAGACCACGGTGCGGTCTGGCAGGTGCACGTACAAGTGCTGGTGCGATTTGTCGTTGCGTGCCTCCAGCTTGACCTGGGCAAGCTGCGCCTCGCTGTAGAGCAGCAGCAGCTCGTCAATCTCTTGGGTGCTGATCTTTTGGGTGGTGGCCGCTGCGCCCACGTAGATGCCTGGGGACTCGTTGCGGCCACCACCCAAGAAGGCGATGCGCTCGATGTAGACGCAACAGGCAAAGGTGCCGATCACGCCCTTTTGAATTTGAGCGCCATCAATCCGTTGAAATGGGAACAGGTCGCCGCCGATGTTGTCGAACACCTCGATGGTGTTGCGGTTCAGCGCATAAACCTCATTGCGTAACTTAAGCAGCGCCACCACGGGGTCGGGATCAACCTCGGAACTGCCGTACTTCAGCGGGTTGACTTGGGTCGGGTCTGACAGCTCGGTGACGATCAGGAACTCGCCGTCGGTGGTCATGAAGTAGCCGTCCACCCACACCACGTCGAGCACGATGCCCAGGTCTGGGTCGGTGACTTGCGTGAGCGTCGTGCCGTTCCAGTAGTACAGCCTGGTGCCGGACGCAATGGCCAGCAGGTCGAAGCTGTAATCGAACGTCACCAGCGTGTTGACGGGGCCGCCAACGTCACCCAGCACGGTCACAGCGCCATTGCTGGCCACCGACACCAGCTTAGTGCCCATGACCCGATAGCACTCGTCCTGCCAGTTGATGCCGCCTCGGTCGATGCCTGGGCCGCTGCCGTTGGCCACCAGACCGTCACCTGGCCGCAGGTAGCCGGTGCTGATGCCGCTGTTCTTGGGCACCGGCACCATGTTGACCGGGTAGGACGTGCGAAAGTCCGGACCGTTGTCCGTATAGATGCCGTTGAGAATTGAGATTTGCATGGTTACTTCTTAGCCTTGTTTCGGGCCGAGATTTTCTGAGCCTTGGCCTGTGCGTCAGCTTTGCTCGACGCGCCCCAGGCTTTCAGACTGAGCAGCAGCCTGGTCGGCTCGCCGTCCTTGTACTCAGGGCCGGGGTTGTTTCCCATGCGTGCCAGGAACGACGCCCTTCGTGGGTTGTCGCCGGACTTGACAGGCGGCTTGATGTTCTGGCCTGCAGCTTTCAAGCTGGCGCGCCCAGCAGCGTTCAAGCCGCCCTTGGGGTTCTGCCCTTCTTTGCGCTGCCATGCCGGTGTTTTCATCTGAACCTCGAAACCTTGGCAGCCACCTTCTTGGGCTGCTTGACGAACTGCTTGCCTTCCTTCGTGCCCTCGCGCTTGGCTTTGGTGGTGGCCGCATACTCTGCCGCTGACAGGGCTTTGATGGCCTTCTCGGGCAGGTAGCGCTCACCGGTCTCGCTCGACGGCTTGCCCGACTTGGTGCGCCACTTTTGCGAGCTCCAGTCCTTCAGGCTTTTTTGCGGGGCTTTCATTTATAGCCTCCGCCTTTTTTCTTGTACTCCACCGCCAGCATCTGGGCCTTGCGAGCCGACCATTCGCCTGGATCACCGCCCTTTGTCCCAGCCTTGATTTTCTCAAACAGGCCTTTGCGCATGGTTGGCTTCGTGTAGTTGCCAGCCGCATTGACGGTAGATTTTGGCTTGGTGGCCATTACGCCACTACCGCACCACGGAACCCAACAACCCACCAGTCAGTTCCAATAAACTGAAGCGTTGCAGAATCTCCAACAGCGTTAAACGTGACTGTGGTTCCACTTCCAAGATTAGCTGGAGTCAAGACACCAGTATCACCACCAGCCGCCTCTGCGACATAAACAATCGTCTTCAACTGCCCTTGTGCGCCATCTGCAAGAGTCAACGCATTGCCTGCTGCGGTTGAAGTAAAGGCGGTGGCGAGGCTGGTGATATTCACCGCCCCAGGGCCACTCAATGCCTGCACTGTTCCTGATGCCCCAGTGCCACCGCTTGCGACTGCTAGAGCGCCTGTTACGCCCGTTGTAAGTGGCAATCCTGTGCAATTGGTAAGAGTCCCAGATGTTGGTGTGCCAAGTACAGGTGTCACCATAACCATGCTGGTGCTTGTGCAGTTGCTGATGTTGCCACTCGTTACCGTGCCAAGGGTTGGGCCTGACAAAGCAGGAGTGCTTAACACCATGTTCGTGCTGGTACAAGCGCTGATGTTGCCGCTGGCAACCGTGCCCAAGGCTGGCGTTACCAAGGTCGGGCTGGTGTTGAACACCAACAGGCCTGTGCCGGTCTCATCGGTCATTGCCGCCCGTAGATTGGCGCTGGATGGCGTTGCCAAGAAAGCCTGAATGCCAGCCGCAAAAACCACATCAGAATTGATTTGATACCAAGAGTTTGTGGGCTGATAAAACCTGATTGCTGTTGCAGCGCCAGCCGCCAATGAAGTCACGCCACCAAAAATAGCTGTTGCACCATTCAGGGCAATGGTCAGCGAAGTGATCTCTTGCGTTGTCGTGATCAGCACGGTAGTGCCATCAGGAACGCCAGTGTTCAATGGCAGCGTGATCGTGCCGGTTGCCAGTGTGCCAGCAGGTTGGAGCAGCATCCACTGGTCTTGACTGACAGGCGTTGGAACGGTGATGTTGAAACCAGAGCCAGGCACATAGAGATTTGTCGACAGCGTTGGCGATGCAAAACTCTGCTGGAAGAACGTCAGCAAGCTGCCGATACTGGTGCGCCTTGCATCCCCGTTGTTTGGCGAGTAGACGGGTAACTGATCGCCGCTGGAAATCGTGCTGAGAACGGGTAACTGGTTGATCGTTGGCATGACTGTCCTTAGTAATATTCAAGAGGCCCATCAGGGCCAGCAGTAACCGGGTTAGCCGGTGGCCTGATAAACGGATTGTCGTACACCCTCCACGGCTTGTTGCCTGCGCCGGCCGGCATCGTGCCTGGCAGTTGCTGTTCAAGCGGGAATGTGGCGCGTTGCAACAGAATGTCGTAGCCCTGCTTGGCGGTGGTCTTGGTTTCGATCATCACCGTCTTGCCAAAACTCGGCGCCAGTCTGATACCCAGAGAGCAAATGATTGCTTCGTAGGCTGAATCAGGCACGTTTGTTTCTTCGTCCAGGTCGCTGTCCTGGGGGCTGGATGGAAGCGGGTAACCCAAGCGAATGCCCTTGGCATTCCAATCGGCCATCATTGCATCAAGTCGGCGCAGGGCTGATTGCAGCTGCTCTGGCTGTAGATCAAAGACGTAAGACGCTAGGCCAATTTCTTCAAAGGCTGCACTTATGAATTGTCGTTTTGTGTAGCCCATTGCAATTCCTCAATGTTTTTCAAAAGGGTTGCATCTGACCAGCGCTTGTCAACCTTCAGCCCAATCGTCTCGGCTTGCTGCAACATTTCATCACGGGTCGGGGGGCTGTCGTCCTTTGGCGCTTCTTCAATGGCCTCGTGACGGACACGGCTGCTCATTGGTGATGGGTGAACTTGCTTGTTTGCCTTGCGCTCTTTGGTCTGTAACTTCTTCAGCTTGCGCTTTTGCAGCCGCAACTCTTGCCGGGGGCTGAGAATCTTGGTCTTGACGATGGCGGCTGACTTGATCATTTCTTAGACTTCTTCGCTGGCTTTGCTGTCTTGGCGGCTGCTACGAAGTCGGCTTTGCTCGGTGCGCCAGGCGCTCCAGGCTTACGCATCTTTTCCTTGCTGCCGGCCGCGATGCGATCACGTTTGGCAGCGATGTTGGCATACAAGCCCTGCTTCATTTCATGGCCTTCTTTGGTGCAGGCTTGCCTGCGGCCTTTGCCGACTTGCTTGCCATGCCAAGTGCCATTGCAACAGCTTGCTTTTGCGGCTTGCCAGCTTTCATTTCCATCGAAATATTCTTGCCGATGGTCTTGGATGAATAACCTTTTTTCAACGGCATTCTGTTCCCCATGTAGAACGGGCCAACATCTCTGCTGACCCGTCTTGTTTATCAACCGATGCGATACACGATGAAAGTACCAGCAGCAGTTTTGCGAAGGCGGAAACGTGCAGAAGCACCAGAGGTTGCAGCAGTTGCAGCAGAGCCAACAATGGTTACGCCTGTGTTGACCGTGATGGTCAAAGCAAAAGCCGCCAAGGTGATGACGCTGAAGTCAAACGACTCGCCGATTGCCCACTCAGTCGCCAGATCAAGGTCTGTCCCTAGTGGCATCTGGATAGAGCGGGTTGTCGTCGGCGTTGCGGTAACGATGCCGGTCAGCACATTTGCTGCTGTGGCAATCATTGCGCCGCCGTCGGCTACGTCACCAGGTGCGCCCTGGAGTTGCCAATTGCCATCATCAGTGATCACTGGCGAAACACCGACAGCGTACAACGCGCCCGATGCACCGGCCTGGATGGTCACGCTGGTGGCATTGGTGAACGCGGCTGACACATAGGTGGTGTTGTCAACTACTTGCAGCAGATCCTGTGACTCTGGGAAATTGGGGTAACCAACTTCTTGAAACACGGATGCCGATGAGTAGGCTTGAACGGCGATTTTCTCGCCGGCTGGCACGGTAACGGTAACCGTACCTTGTGCAAAAACTACGTTATAGCTCATGATGGATCCTTAAGGGGTTTGGTTGAACAACAGGATGCCGGACATTTCAGGCTGCTTATTGACCACGCCGAAAAGGGTATCCAAACGATACTTGGTCTTCATGGTGTTCACATCGTACTGCTTCTGCATGACCACCTCGATGCCCTGGTCTGTGGAGGCACGCATCACTGCGACACCAGCATCTGACGGCACAGCGTAACGGCCTGGCAGGATCTCCAGCGCATCTTTCTGCCAGAAGCAGTTGATCGGCGCGTCATCTACGTTCAAACGATTGATGGTGCGACCAGCGGCTGCTGTCACTATGCAGTTTTGATACTGCAACTCGGCATCAGTCCCGCCTTGTGCGGAAATGATTGGAGGTGTGATAACGCAAGTGGTCGCATTGGTCACAGACACCACACGGAAGGTTTTGGAGAATCCAGTACCTTGTTTAGTGATGTGATGCACGGCTTCAACGCCTGTGATCTCGATGGCAGTCCCGGCTGGCAGGTCGGTTGTGCTGGACACGGTGATCGTTTGGAAACGATTGTCCACGTTCTGCGTTTCGCCGGTCACTGCTGTTTGCGTTGCCACAGGCACGTAGTAGTTGTTTGCAGCAGCCAAAGTGCTCATCGTTGGGTCTGCACCAGTAGCCGCCAGGATGCGGTTGGAGTAGTCCAGCTTGTAGGTCTCAAAGCCTGCAACCATGCCGACGTAGCTGCGCTCGAAAGCGTTGTTTGACTTGTTGCCTGAGAACGAACGCGATGCACCACCACCAGTAGCGCCACCAGCGATGTTGCCAGCAATGCCGTTGTAGTCGCGGCTGCACAGTGCCAGGTAACGGTCAAAGGCTTGGACGCCCTGCTCGTTCATGATCGAGTCGCACAAAGCGATATCGTCATAGTCGCCGGCAGCAGTGCTGACAGTGACCACCAACGAACCGAGGTTTGCGGCTGAGTTCATGATGGCGATGTTGATATCACTTGCCAGCTTCTGCTTGGCAGCATCACCGAGGCGACCTTCTTGCAGGGCATCACGCAGT